CTGATTTATTAGCTACATTTTCTAATTGCTGTATCTGCGTAGTCGTATAACCGGTCATCGAACTCATTTTATCAAATCCAAGAGCCGATTCCATTGATTCCTTGGCATAATAGAACAATGCACCTGCAGCACCCATCACCAGCCATTTAGAAGCCCTTAGCATCTCGTTAAGTTTATTACCGGCGACAGTTAGCCACTTAGTAGATTTCTCAGCTCGACCAATATTATTATTATTCTCCTTTTGGGCCTTATTAACATCTTCAGTAGCGCGTTTTTCCTTGATTTTTTCTTTAATTAATTTAGCGTCTTCTTTAGTTAATGACTGGGTTTTTAAAGCGATTGCCTCGACTACGGTGGAAACATAAGAAACTGAATCTGATAATTGATCCATCGATTTTTTAGTCAAACTTATAACATTTTCAAAAGCTTTTGCAGCTTCTGTACCAGTTGTTTTAAATCCAAGATTGAAAAAAAGTTCACCTAAATTCATTTATCTTTTCCTTTAAGATAACTTTGATTTTCATACTTATTCTTAAATATTAAATAATCGTAAGCATTACAAATCAAGTCTACTCTTTCTCGCATTAAAACTTCTGGTGACCCATATCCTGAAGATGCCAACTCCATAATTATAAATCTATGGCGATCCATATTAATCTTAACTTTTGGCCTATTGTTTACTTCAGAGCTTCTGATCTCTTCGCTAAAGACGAAATCAGATTTCCGAAAAAAGGGGAGATGTTTTCCTTAAGGGCATAAAATAAACATGGAATAAAATCAGAACGAGATTTTCCGCTTTCAAAAGTTCTCTCGTCAATTCTTAGACCATTATAGGTGCATTTGAGAAAACATACAACGCCAGCATCCGAAAGCTCTTTATTGGATAAAATAGAACAAATAGGACCTTTAAGATTAAAAAAATCTTGAACCATGAATTCTCTTTTTACCCCGTCTTTTCCTGGATTCAAAAAAGAAAAATCATCGGCGTTAAGATCTAACTCTTTAACCACCCTGGAAAATAATTGAAATATTTTCCAGGACTCTTCAAATGATAATAAACCAATTTCTATAACTGATCCAGAAGGTAAAATAATTTTTTCCATTTTAACTAATCGTCCTACTAGCATAAGCAAAGATAAAAGTATATACACTAATTGCTTGCTCAGAGTCGCCTTCAACGTTAAATACTACTTCTACTTGTTTTGTTGGAATACCGCCTTCACATTGATATGTGTCACTCTTAAGAGCAGCTCCAGCAATACCGATACCAAATGGTTTAACTAATACCGCTGTGATTAAAACAAATGTCGTTGGATCAGTTTTGTAATTTGTAATTTTTCCATTTAAAAAAGCATCATCACCACTACCACGAATAACTTTTAACTCTAATGATGCCTGATTACCACTTTCATTTTTTATATAAATGGAGTTGGCGTCTTTACCAGTTTTAACCGTTGCTATATCCGTTGCAAAACTTAGCTTACCAATTTCTCCAGCTCCGAAATCAGTAATTAAACGACCGCCAATCGTAATTGTATCTTTTCCAAAAAGTGAAAATGTAGTTGCTGCCATTTAACTATTCCTTATTTATTAACGTTTACTATTACAGATGTTGAATGAATGGCACCTGCATATTTTATTCCAATCTGAACTACTGGAGCAATACGAGAAGCTCTATCCGCTGTCGATTGTGCTGATATAGGAGCACTATAAATATAATATCCAACCTCTGTAATATTTCTTCTAAAATCTACAGGATCACCAAATGTATCGCTTCCAGTCCATTCTCCAGGAGAAAGATAACCAGAATTTACAGCTTGCTCACAAATTTTTCTATATGCAGATTTTAAACCACTCATTCCTGATTCAGTCTGAGGAATTTTAGTTCCAGTTTGTCTTAGATAATTAAAACCGGCAACCTCCAAGGCTCCGATAAACCATGTTAGATTATAAATATCATCAAAATACTCATTTGCTCCCTGATCAAAAACACAAGATTGACCAGCAATATTAGGATAAGTCGATACACCAGTTATTTTAGCAATACCTAATAATGTCTCTGTCATTCCTTCGTCAGCAGCAACACCACTTAGAGCTTTTAAGTGCATATTCGATGCTGTTTTAGAAGCATTAAAATTAGTTGACATTCCCCTGGAAGCATAAGCAAAAACCATTTTACCAAGATCAGCAGTTAAACCAGTAACTGAATGATACATTACTCTTGTATATGAAAGTGATGAACCTTGAACTGAGTCTCCAAGGCCAGAGGAAGAATTAGGAGCGGCAACATCCGGCAAAAATAATAGTTTTCTATCGGCTTGCGCCACCGCTGCCGCGCGTAATGCCTCTAAATTGGCTCCTGTGGCACCCGTGTAACCCGTTGGGCCTGTTACACCTAGGGCAAACACCGGCGCACACCCGCCGAAATATACGAGACCTTCAGCCCTCGATATAGCCTGCTCTAAAACTTCGTTTGTAAGCAATGGAACAACTATGAATAATCCACCGCCAGATATAATATTTGGAGATTGGGCAAATACTGAAAGAGCAGCCTGATATACCAATGACCCTGTTCCCCATTTAACTCCAACTTCATAAGATGTAGAATAAGCCGCATATGCAGATCCTAAAGAAGTAACAGGAGTTTCCTTGGTGAAACAAACTAAATTATTTATAGCATATGAAGCAAGTCCAGTAGCAGGAGCAAGTACGCTAATGGTAACAACATTTGTTATACCGATCATTGACATAAACTGTCCCCTTATTTATTAACTCTAACTTCTGTGTCCTGAGTTTCCATGTCATAATATTCTGTAGATATTATATTACTATATTTTCTTAATACCTGCAAAGTTAAAGACATTCTATTTAATAGTGTCGCACCTTCAATATGAGAAACATCATTCATAGATATAGGAATAGTAGCAATTCTCATCGCATATTCCTCCTGCACCCTCTGGCTGTATGAAGATCCAAAAGATCCAAGAACCTCGCCATATCTTTCCTGGGGAAGAGTAGAATAACTAAAAAGATCAACAGTTACACTTTCTCTCATATATTGAGACATAACATCATATGCATTACCTGTAACACCAGTCGTTCCAGTAATCCCAGTTATACTAGAATAATCTTGGTAAATATTATTCCCATAACATTTATAATTTAACAACCCAACAACGACATACAATTTTTTGTCTTCTGGAATATGACGACGCTGATTGTAAATCCATATCTGTTCATTACTTAATGATAGACAATTTTTTATAATATCGCATATTATTTGTGTTGTAAGGCTCATATTATAAATAATCACTTAATATATGATATTCAATAAAACCATATTCAGACCAATCTGTTTTTTCCATTACTCTGAATTTTTGTGATTCTATGCAATTAAATACAATTATATCATCAACTTTTAAATCAAGCAAATTATCTGAATAAATTGTTTCAGTATTCCATGAACGCTGACCCTCACGTTTCATGTCCAATTTTTGCCCTGTTGGAACCCTAAAAATAGATACATAATGTTCAAAATATGACTCTTCAACTTTATAGTTATAAAGTCTTTTAGCAGATACAAAAACTTTTGTAGGCTTTGCCCAGGCCATAATAGCTGAATTAAGATTAGGAAAAAAACGCCTACTTTTCATCAACAACCTCATAGCTGATTGATCTTTTCATTTGTGATGTATCCTGAAGTATTTTATAAATTTCTGAATCATTGTTCCCGGCCGCCCTTTTTCCCTTGCGCTTTCGAGCCTTAATCGTGCTATCTGCTAATCCTTGCCATCCTGGACCTTCTTGGTCAAATGTCTCATGAACTAATCCAACTATTTTCATTCCCAACTGATTCCATAACCAATCTGGATTGTTACTTAAGATCATTTGCTTTAAATATGTACGAGCAGATTTTATATCTGTCCTAATTTTATCTTTGTAATTAATCATAGTTTTTCGTAAAAATGATCGCTCTGGTATATTCGCATTCGGAGCACCAAACTCATGGATAGAAGCTAAATATACAGCATCAACACCATCATCTCTTGAAGTAGAAGTTGACAAGACGCCTATCTTTATTTTTTTATTTTTTCCGACAAAATCTTTAAAATAATTAAATGACTTGTGATGCATTTTATATTTAACTTCTGGCTCAAACATAATTCACCAAGGAGTTGTGTATCCCTTGTAAACCTTAACATTACCAATAAGTAAAGGTTTTACTAGAGATATATATTTCATCCCATAACGAGTAGTCGAATAGTAAGATAAAATAGGATCTTTTAAAACCCACTCAGGTATAGAATATGATTCTGATACCGCACCAATCATTCGATATGATACAGGAAATTGACTAACTGTACCTCCTTGGTCCTTTGATGTATTTAAATCATTTACTAAGTAATGAGCCGATAAATATAAAAATGCAATCATAAGTTGATCATCAGTAGAGAATAGACCCTCATTGAAATGAACTTTGGCCTCTCTAAATGATTTTGTAATATCAGAATCCATTATGTAATTTTTTTGACAACTATAAATAGATTCAGTTTGTCCAGATTGAATTGAATAATCAAAATCTCTAACGAAAAAATCCTTAAAGTCATCTACTTCGATATCCGAAACAGTAATCATATCAGTCTACTCTAATAATTATATTACTAAATGTTTTTTCAATCCAATTCCAAGTTTCATTAGATACTTCTAATGATTTTTCAAATTCAATTATCGTACCATCTGGACAAATAACTATGCCTTCACGCTTTGAAAAGACTCGGACCATGTCCGAGTCCTTTTTTTCAACTTTTTTCTTTGCCATTAATTAATACCCTATTAGGTTGCAGTATTACCAAAATATAATACTTCTTTTTCACGTTGAGCTACGACACCTGTGAAAGATCCAAACCCCACGTTTTCCCAAGAGAAACCATTAAAAGTTCCTGCAGATGTCATTGTATAATCAATAGGTAAATCCATCTTAATAGATGCTTCATCATAATTGTAAAGTACGTAACGATTGTTAGTTAAGTCATAGTTTAATTTATCACAGTAAGCACATGGTAAAATTTTAAAACTCTGATTAGCTGTGATAGTTTTGAAAGCCTGCTCAAGTAATTCTAATTTTGTCTTAAGAGGAAAATCAGCATTGGGATAGTTAATAAGACCGTTCCAATCAGCTTCTGGAATAACAAAGTGAGTTGGCTTCGCAGTTCTATTACAATTTGATCTGTATGCCTCATAAACTAATCCAGCAAATAGGTTGAATTCTGCTGAACTCATCGCTGGAATACGCTTAGGAATAGTTACTGAATCAATCGTAACGCTTCCTTGATTTAAAAGACCCTTATCAGGACCATAACCAAGAAATGCAATCTTCTGAAGTCCAAGGTCCCACTCTTTACGGCGTGCTTTTTCTCGAGCCTCGATCAGAGAAAAGAGAGTATTAGCTCGCATAGCCTCTTCCAACTCAAACACGTTATATACCATTCCTTTCGCCCAGTTATAGACTGTTTGACCAATCTGATCATAGGCAGCATCTACGAGAGGAAGTTGAGCTTTATTGCTTGCGTTACCGATAACTCCAGTTTCAAAACCTTCGCCCTTAACATAAGTTCTCCAGTTAATGATCGCTCTTTGGTAGGCTCCATTGCCCACAACCACCGGTAAATATTCAGCAAAAGGGATCTCATAGAACTTTTGTTCAGAAACTTTTCTTCCGACAGCTGTTAGGGTTGTAATCAATTGGCTGTAACCAAGACTATTCTTATTTAACTCTCCTAATGAAGTATCTAACATTCTATATGGATTTTTCATTTTTATTTCCTTTTTAAATGGTGCGGTAAGACCGCACCGTTTAGTTAATTAAAGTTTATGCTGTCAAGCCAGTTGGACCAGTTGGACCAGTTGCACCAGTTACGCCAGTTGCACCAGTTAGGCCAGTTGCACCAGTTACGCCAGTTGCACCAGTTACGCCAGTTGCTCCAGTTACACCAGTGGCTCCAGTTACGCCAGTTACGCCAGTTGCGCCTGTAGAACCCTGAATAGCTTTGTTGAAAATAAAAACACGAATCAAATCATTATCAGCAGTTGCATTATCCATAGCAATACCAACGATTGTATTGCTGGCTGTTTGTGTTGCTACTTTGAATGTATCATAAGCATATTGAAGAGATGCACCAGCGGTTATAAGAGCACCAGCAGTCATCGTTACCTGACATCCCATACAAGCAACAGTGATTTTCTCACCTGAAACAAATGAAGATTTATATGGGTCAGTTAAAACGACACCGAAATAAGCACTTGTTAATCCAGTGCCCTTAATGAATTTTGTAACGTTTGGGGATACCGTAGATCCAATACAAACAAATTCACCAGGAGTTATTGTGACAATAGCACTTGCATCGTAAAATTGTCCTTCAATAACTGGACCACTAGACTGAACTAAAGTTCCAGTAAGAGTAACCATTCCAAATTGGTTTTGATTTAAGACCATATTATACCTCAAAAAAATAAGTTATTTTTTACCATATTTATCTTTGCCAATATTCACACGCTCTCTGGTACTTAAAAAACTATCTTCAACTTTATAAGTAATTCCATTAACATGGACTTCCTTAATCATATTAAAGTTTTTCATAGTATCTTCAGAAATTACTTCTTCCTTCTTTTCATTTTCTATAATTTCATTTTCTTTTTTGCCCTTAGGATAATCGTCCTTAGATTGTTTTTCTTTTAGAATCTCAACATCCTTGGAAACCTTTTCTTCTTTTTTCTTCTCTGATTCAGTTTCATTACTTTTGCATTTATTTTTATAGGCTTTCTTAAGTTGTGCAACTGTCATCTTTTCACCGTCAACATCAACTTCATCTGCTTCATTAGCCATCTTCTTTTCTTCTTCTTTTTTCTCTTCTTCTTTCTTAGTATTCATTTTTAATTCAGTAACTTCTTTAATAACATCATTTAAAGCAATATCTTTACCATCAATATTAACAAATAATTCTTCACCCTCATTTGTTTTTAATTCCTCGCGAGTTACTAAACGTTTAAAAAGTTTACCTATCATATTCGGGGCCCTCTCGGTTTCTATGATTTTTTTAACATATGTATTATCTATTGTACTATCAGTATTATTATCTTTGCAAGTGTTACTATTTAGAAAAATAGGATTAACTGCCATTTCGTATCGTGGTGTTTTAACAATTGCAAGATGCTCGTAACGTCCCTCTAATAACTCCCGATCATATCCAACATTATTATGTGTTCCACCGTCTGCATATTTGTCTCCGAACCATGCTGTAGATACACCCCACCCATTTTGCAAAAGGTCAATACCCTCTTGTTTATCGATAACAAAATGTGCGTACCAACTATCCTCATATGATTCATAATGCAAGTCTGCAACACGACCTACTGTATTAATATCTTTAATATTTTCATCTGTTATTAATTCACTTGGATGATCAATTACAACAGGAATACCCATAGCACTAGGCGAAAGCTTTATAAGAGTTTCCTGGGAGACAAGAATTGTCTCTTTTGAATAAGCGCATAATCCTCTTCTCATACAAGGCATTTTTATTACTTTTCCAATCGCCAATGATGTAGACATTTTTCACCCCAACTATTTTTTTTAAATTCCGAAATACTTTTGAATAGAAACTATAAAATTATTAACATTCATCATATCTCTATCGATATTCATAACGTTTTTTTCTGGATAATCGTTTTCGTATTTTTCGAATTTATCCCCATCCCATAATAGAACATCACAACCACATAATAAAGCTTCATCATTTAAACTGGTATGTTGATCATATGAGTAGAGTGTTTTTGTACAATTTAAAAAATGTATTAAATTAGATCTTGGTGTCGGCCAAAATCTATTAATAACCGAAAAATGGGCAATGTCTGGGTTACTAATTATCGGCGATTTACCATACCAAATTAAGCCAGGAATAGTC